GTATAGCCAATAGAGCCAGCCGTAACGCTTCTATCTTGGAAAACGCACTTGCCATCTGCTCCCATGTAGATAGCACCATATTCTGTCAAGGCCATATTTTGAAGTGCAGCAAGTGCAGTTCTTTGAGTTGCAGGATCAGCCTGAACTGTGGTCTGTCCTGTATCAATATCGCGCATGGATGCAGGCCATTGGATAGTGTCCAAAATCTTGGTCACGCGTGAGCCAGTAGTTTCTCCAGCTGTAGCACCAGTGACACCAAAGAATTGTGCATTGTTAAACAGTCTAAATCCATCAACCGCGCTGATTGTTGTATAAACTAAATCTCCAGCAAATTTGGGAGTGCTTGTATTGTAAGAAGTTATGTAACCCGCATACAGTGGATAAGAAGTGCCATTGTAAGTAGCAGTAATAGCAATCTTACGCATTGGGCTTAAATAAGAATAATAGGGTGAGCTTGCGTTCTGGGGGTTGAACGCGCCCGTCTGATCAAGAATCCGAACCGAAGCAGTACCAGTATTAAATTGCTCAGCTGATAACTGTCGGCCTCTGTTAGTGGAGATGGTATCTACTAGGTCAGAAACATCCACTACAAGAGCAGTTGCATCTGAAAGAATATCAAGACTACCCAGTTTAGATTGATCTAGAATAAATGGATTGCCGAACTGAGCTCCAGTGCTGAAGTTAATAATTACATTGATTACTGGCCGACTCATAATGCCCCAGCAGTGGTTAAGTAGTCTCCCTGCTTGTTAAGTCTAATAATAGTGTCCTGAATAAGACCTGAAAGCTCATCTGGATTAGAAACAGTATTGGCATAAACATTGACCACATAACCGCCACCCATTTGAGCCGCCGCTTGAGCTGCGTATCTTGCTCCAGATAATGCTGCTGCTGTAGTTAAACCCGCACCAATACCCATAGCAAATGAACTTTGTGCAACTTGGCTAGTAAGAGAGACTGCCGATGCCGCTGCTGCATCTGCTGCTGCATTAGCTGCAATTTCTTCCGCCCATTTTTGAGCATCTGTCTTTGTGCCAGCACCGCCACCAGTTCCAGCTCCTGCTCCTGCTCCGCCACCAGTACCACCGCCACCACCTGTGCCACCACCTGTGCCACCACCTGTGCCACCACCTGTGCCAGCTCCGCCGCCAATAACTTGGCCACTTGGTAGAGTCAAAGTAGGGAACTTAAACTTGGCTAGTAAATCTAAAGCTGATTGAAGATTAGCAAGATTGATTAAATCTTTAGGAAGCATCTTATCCAAAATGGATTTAATGTCAGTTAATTTAAGACTTTGATTTTGAAGCGTACCCAAGATTTTTAAATCTTCATTTAGTTTCTTAGTAGCCGCTTCAATAGCTGCTGCATCTTGAGATGCAATAGCGGCTTCAAGTGCTGATATATCTTGCTTTATCTTTAAGCGTGTAATGTCATTGGTAATCATTAACAATTGAGATTGAGAAGTTGCTTTGCCCAGTTGCTCAGCTTGGTTAATCATGGCAGCGTTGAGCTGGATAGCATCCATATCAAATATGTTGCCACCCTTGCCTAGAGCCAAATTAGCCTTATCAACAGCAAGAGTAAGTCTTTTATCAGCTAGAATCTTAGCTTGTGCGGCTGATTGCTCTTTTGTAAGTTTTGTAACTTTAGTCTGACTAGCAAGATAACTTCCCGCTTGAATTGGGTTTTTGCCCTTAGCAACATCTGCTTTTCTGCGTGCTTGGGCTCCTAATAATTGAAATGGGGCAAGGGGATTCAACGCACCCATTATGTTCTTTACAACGCCCGCTCCAGGTATTGAATTAAACTTATCTATAACAAGGGTTATACCTCTTAAAATATCGCCTATTGCAGTTCCAACAGCTTCTAGTTGTTTTGCTAATTCAGAAGCATTGGAATCTTTACCCAAAATCATTAAAGAGTCAATAAGACCTCGACCAATACTTTCTTTAACATTATTTGAGGCAATGGCTAACTTGTTTAATTGGCCTGCGTAACTCTCAGCTGCACTGGAAGCTTGACCAGCAAATAATGTTGTTAGGCGTGTTTGAATCTCCTCAAAAGAGGATGAGGTTAATTCGACCTTGCTAAGTCCTACACCCAATTTGCTCAGGGATGCATTGTTACCAAGATAAGCCTTCTGAAGTGCTTGGCTTACAGCAGTTAAATCTTTTCCTGTACCAGCAGAAATATCTAAGGCTAAGCCAAGTAAATTAGTTGCTTTTGAAACTGATCCAGTTGCACGAAGCAACCGATCCATAGCAGGACGAAGCTGATCATCAAGCACACCAGATTGGGCTTCAAGTCGAGTTATTAGGTCATTGACATAAAGAGAAGTATTACCAGTTTCAAGGCCAAGATTTTTTAATGTTATACCTAAAGAACGAGCAGCGTTTTCATCAGCGACAAAAGCTTTAACAGATGCTCCGCCGTAAGCAAGGGCTTTTTGTGCAATATAGGCAGCAGTAAATCTTTTGGCTAAAAGATTGACTGACTTAGTAAGGCTTGAAGTAGAATTTTGAGCTTGCTTAAAAGCTCTTTTGCCTGAAAACTCAGCAGCTAAATCAATGACTATCTTGCTCATGCTGAAGCCTTAGAACTACTGACAGTTGCTCTTTTATTGAATTTTATAGTAGTAGTCTCAATTGCTTTCATAATGTAAGCCAATTGTTTTCCTTGATCCTGTTCCCAAGCACGGAATATGACACGCCCGCGCATATCTCCAGCACTAGACTTGCGACCATAAATCGGGCCTTGCTGGACAAATCTAGCACCAGCATCAGGGTTATTGGATTTACCTTTTTCGCCATTAGGAAAAATGCGACCAGCAGTTTCATAGATTGCACCTGCTGCTGAGTTATTTCTAACACGAAAGAGTGACCTGAAACCTCTTGAGTTAGGCTTGCCATATCCCGTGCGATATACAATCCCTTTTTTAATTTCACTTGCGTTGTATAGTGGAAACGGGCGTAAGCGACCTTCAACATTGAAAGTTCTAAACATAGAAGTTTTGGCAGTAATCGCTTTACCAGAAGCATTATCATCCCAGTTGTATAAACCACCTGGAGCTCTATTAGGTACAAATCCTCTAGCATCTTTTTGAATGACTTTTAATGAATTTGTAATTTCAGCAGTTAGTTCTTTAGCTAAATCTGGAGCATAGGCATTGAGAGCTTTACGAAGTGCGATTACGCCCTTTACTTCTACTGGCATGATCTATCTCCTTTGCTTCATCTTTAAGACCCTGCAACAAGGCTTGGAGCATTATTGGGTCTAACTCAAGTAACTGCTGTGGCGGGATTTGCAATCTAATACTCAACCGAGCGATTAGATAGGTGAAAGGCAAATCTCGCTTTAAGCTAAAGGGTCTGAGTCTAATACCTCAACACTTTTTAGAGTGCCGATAAAAGTCTCTAACCTTGCATCTACTGGCTCACCTAGCCGCTTACAAACTTCATGAGCTAAAAAATACACTTGGGTCTGAAGTTCTTCCTCACGAAAGCTCTTGTGAAACCCCATCTTGTAATGCGATTCAAAAATATATTCAATAAGAGGCGTGATTTCCCCTTGCACTACTTTTCCATCTTCGAATGTAATTTTTAACTTTGCCATGATTTGCCCCTTTGTTAGTTGATTAGAATGAACCTGTGGTTGTTACTGTAATTGCGCCTGAGACCTGAAAAGTCAGACTCTGCATACCCAGATCAGCAACAGCTCCGTTAATTGGAGTAATTGAATCAACCAAAATTAGCCCACTGTAAAATGGATTGGCTGCTGATCCTGCTACTGAACCATTCAAAGCACACTTGAAGTAAGCGTTTGTCTTAAAAAGTGTGTTCATTGTCTGGAGTACAGCAGATGCTGCATCATCATTGATGAGCTCCACAGTAATCTGATTATTTTCTAGTCCAGCCACAAAACGATGCCCTGTATCGTTCATCGCTGTGGTCTCAATCTGATCTACAGAACGAGTCAATGTGAAACTTGTTACATACGCGCTAAGATCGATTGAGGCAGGGTCTGTTGTGCCAACCTTGAATCCAACCTTATTTACTATTCCCTGTGCCATGATTATTCCTCATCTTTCTTAGTGACTGGTTTTGGTGCTGTTGCAGCTTGACCGATTCGCACGAGCCATTCTGCGTTTGCTTTGTCGTTATCGGACATGATTAACTCCAACTTGTTAGGATTGATACGGACATCTCGCAGCTGAGAAGGTCTCCCGATGCAGCATTGAGAACGCTAGGTGCGCTAATTGCACTTACATTATAGGTGAAAGAAGATGCAGCGAGTAGGTTAAACACTCGAACTACAAAATCTTCTATGCCATTCAAGTTGCCCTCGTTATCAAATAACGGACATGTAATAATCAGCTTAAAATTGGCAAAAGGACTAATTGAAATTTGAGAGTTATTGTTGGGAGTAAGATACGGATTATCTGGACTCACAATAACCGAATTTGCAAGAACAGTGGCTGGTGGAAATGCAAAAGTTTGCCAACGCGTATTATCTACTAGCGCAGTTGCTAAAGTAGTTCTCAAAGTTGTAATTGCTGGTGTTGGCATTATCCAACCATTGATCTTGGATCAAGTGCATGAGCTATCAATCCTCTGACCTTAGCGAGCAGCTGGGCTGACATTCGGTAAGGTGAGGGCTGGAAATCGACAAGGTTAGAACCTGAAAGGGTAGCGGTTCTAGATTGCCAGATTTCTGTGCTGACCATTACGGCAGCATTTTGAACAGCAGCGTCTAAAGTCCAGTCAGTATAAGTAGTTGTAGAAACAGTTCCATAAGGAAAAATTGGATGATAAGCCTGAGAAGTAGAATGGCTTGTATTCATTGTTATTGAGTAATCGCCCACTGCTGTGATTGTCTTAGTTCCATTATACGAAGAACCAGAATTAGCAATGGTTACGCTCTGACCTACATAAAAAGTATCGCGAACTGGATCATCAAAGTAAAGAGTTCCTTGTCCGACTATGTTTTCGTGTGCAACTGAAAACCATTTAGGAGCCCATAGCATTGGAAGTAGGACAGCATCTGCTGCGTCGCACACTTCTTGAATTGTCGCATCTGAATATAGCGAGCCTACGCCAAGAACGCTTTTGAGTTCAGCTACCGTGCAGAGTGACATTCCGATTCCTTTCTAAAGACTCTGGGGAGTAGAGGGCTACTACTCCCCAGAGCGACTTAGTTTTGCTTACGCTGCTGGAGCGTTATAGCGACGTACGCCCTTGCCAGACTTGCCAACATATAGTGCCAAGTAACCGTAAAGTGCGATTTGGATCTGACCTGTACCAAGTAGATTGACACGAAGTTCAGTTGTAGGTGATTCCCATGTATAGACAGAACCTGGAGCTACAAGGAACATTGAATCATCTGCAACACCTGATGTTGTGATGTTGTGATCAACAATGAGGTTAGCACCCAAAACGTTGCCAACTGTTGAACCTTGTGAAACTACACCTGATGCGTTCTGTGGTTGTGCAGCTGCGTATAGTGCGCGCTTGTTATCATCGGCGTAGCCCATGATCGCTGCCCACTGATCAGTAGATGCAACAAGCTGGTTAGCATATTCGCCGCCAGTACCCTTGTATGCTGCTGCTGATTCTGTTGCAATGAATGACTGCAATCCTGCTGCTGTTGAAGCAGTTTGTGTTGCAACTGTTCCAGATGATGCAAATGCTGAAAGAAGTGCTGTATCTGTTGCCTTCTCATACGCTTTTCTCAACTCAGACATCAAAAGTTCCATGAACGCAGGCGAACTGCGGTCGATGAGTTCAAATGAAACCTCATTCAAGCCAGAATATTTCTGAATCGAAATCGTGTCATAAGCTGAGGTCATCCCAGTTTCTGATGTTGCTGCTGCTTCGTTAACTGCTGCAACTGTTGGAGCAGTGTTAGCAGATGATGCATTTGTGTAAAGGCGAGGAATGGTAAATGACATACCAGTGATTCCTGCAAGTGATCCGCGAGTTACAGCATTGAACGCTGGGCGTCCTGAAAATGTATCTGTTAGGAATGTGTTTAGGTGTGAAGGTAGTGTCAAACCTGTATTTGTTGAAGTTGAATCATCGGCTGCTAATACTGTACGACGTGCTGCATCGTCACCCATTGCTGCCTTGATGTTAGCTTCTAGATATTGTGCTGATGAAATTGGTGCAATGCGCTCGCGCACATTAGTAACTGCAACTGTTGGGCGAGCCGCTTCTACTGCTGCCGCTTCAACTGCTGGAGCTTCTGCCTGAGTGGTTTCTTCCACAATGGGCTCGCTTTCTGGTTGTGTTGGTTCAGCAGGGATTATTTCCTCTGCTGCAATCTCAAGTACTTGAGCAGACTTAAATGCTGGCTCTGTAACTAGAGAAACTTCTTTGAGTCGTGCTGATGAAACAACAATGTGTCCATCGCGTGAAGGCTTTGATGCAATTAGTTCCGCACCAACAGAAAGACCTGAAACCAATCCCTCTTGTGCTTGAATTAGTGCATCATTACCGCCTGTTGATCTTGAAAGCTTAAATGTTGCATAAATTCCATCTGGTCGAACTGTTGCAGTAATCATGCGTCCAACTGGCTTTTTTACATCGTGTTGAGATAACAATTTAATTTTTGATGGGTCGTTGATTTCAATTGACCCTGCTTCAAAAACAACACCGCCCATATTAGTGTTGCCGATTTCGCCTGTTCCCATTGGCACAATCTTGCCTGAAATTTCGCGGCGATCTTCATTGCACTCAATTGATGATGCTTCAATAATTAGTTGATCCATTAGATTCCTGCACTTCCGTTTGGTGTTAAATCCGTCATTGCCATTGCTTGTTCAGTTGTAATTAGTCCAAGACTCAGTAATTTTTCAAGTACCTGAATTTCAACAAGTGGGTCTTGTTTTAAGAATGTATCTCCAACACAGAACTTGACTTCGTGTCCTGACGTTGAAATATCATCCATTGAAAGGCGAGATTGAATTGCCTGTATAAATGGCTCAATAGACATCGCATAAAATTGTTTTCTTTCATCTTGAACGTTGCTATATGTCATGCTCTGATTATCTTCACTAGACAATAAATAAGCAGGAACGTTCATAGTTCTGGCAATTTGCGTGCTGAGTGATCTAATTGCCTCTACGTACATCATGTCTTTGGGACTAAATGAAACTGCATTATATTCCAAAGTGGAAGTTAAATAACGAGTTGAATTTGTTTGTGCGCCGCGCTTCCAAGCAGACAACAATCCTTGTACTTCATTAGGTGGTAAATCTGCGCCGTTATTTCGAATATATCCAGCAGGTTGTGGTTGTGCAGAATTAACTGCTGCGGCGCGCTCTACGTCAATCGCCGCTTGAATTGTGCGACTTCCACGATCCAATACGCCTTCATCAAATCCTTGAATTGTCACAATATCGTTCATGTCGATTGGCTTCATATCAACATAGTATTGAGTGACCATGATGCCTTCAAGATCAGTAGTAAATGTAACTCGAGAATTAGCAACCCATTCAAAGGAAGCTGGCCGTCCATCTTCCTGATAACGCTCAGAAACTAAAAGATAACATACGCCATAAAACAAGAGGCTATCAACGCACCATGTCAGAGTGACAAATGATGGTTGATTTTTAGAAAGTTGCTTAATCCAACGAGGAGCAGAAATTACTTCTCCAGTTGAACTTTTGTAATACTCTAAAGGAATTGATGCAACTGTTCCACAAATTAAATTACGAGCTCTTGCAACGCTAGGAACTGACATAGCATCGTGACGCGAAACGCGAGCAAAAATTGCATTGTAAAGACTGGGCATATTTTCGCCCATGACTTGCGGTGCATATTGCGCTTCAACCATTTGTGACTTACGCGAAAAGATACCCATAGACATAAATGGTAGCACATGTCAAGTATTTGACATACCACGCAAGGTGTGTCTAGGTATAAATCTGGGGTTTGGGTGACGGAAGCATTAACTTGCTAACTACCATTGCAAGTCCAATTGGCGCGCTAATATCGCCTGCGGATTTACGTTTAATGATTCTCCAGGCTGAATCGTTCTGTTTAGCCGCCGTATTTGTAAATTGCTCAATAAGTTCTTTCTGGCCATTATGAACCACTCGAAGATTAGTCATACCTTCTAAAAGGTCTCCACAAGCTTTATAGAACTGTTGGCCTGATACATCTTCTACCATCACGCCGCTTTGAGCCAATCTGTCAGCAATTGTCTGAGTCGCATAACGATCAAAGCAAACCAGTCTTGGACGATAAATATCACACCAACCTTTAATAGC